GCAATGGGCTATGTAACGCAACCTTATGGGTTCTGCGGGAGCCCAGAGAACAATCCAGAGTTGTGCTCAGCGCTACGCCAGGCGTCCCGGACCTCTCAAAAAGTAATCGAGGTCCGGGAGCTCGGGCTGCTGACGTACCCCTAATTTTCCTCGATCGCCCGAACACCGCCGTACACTTCCAGCCCTTGGCGGATAGCCCTGGCGATATACTCCTGCTGGGTCATTCCACCTACGGGCTTCATCGTGGCCAGGCGATGCAGCTTTTGCGGGTCAGCCAACAGCTTGGCCATCTCCTCCCGGTGATTCGACCCGATGAACCGCTCCACGGCGGTCTGGGCTCGGCCACGAGCTGACAGCGGCGGTGCCAGGAAGACGCGAGAGAAGGCCCTGGCGAGCACCATCCCCTTATCTGACCCTTCGCGACCTCGGCCTCGTGCCGTGGAGCGCTTGAGCGCCTGGCTGACGAGGCTCAAGTCCCGCACGTATTGATCGCCAAACGTCTCGCTCAGATAGTCCCGGTTCTGGCGTAGGAACGAATCCAGGGCGTCAGCGCCGCCTTGACGTGGCGTAGCCGCGTCGAATACCTTCTGGCCCAGGTCGTAGTGGGCGCGGGAGCGGAACTGGTCCCACAGGGCCGGGCTACCCTCAAGTGCCCCCTTGAGTTGGCGGAGTTTGGTCATGCCCTCCTTGCTCCCCCACACACGGTCAAACACCGCGTCCGGGTTCACGGCACCGCCATCACTGATCTTGCCGACGAGGTTCGACGCTTCGCCCCTTGCGCGGGCCTCGCCAGTGCGCAAGATTCGCTCGACGTTACGCTCGATCTCCTTCTGCCGCTGAGTGATGCGCTGGAGTTTGGCTGCTGCGCTGCCCACATTACGGATGTCCTGCATTTCCGCCGGAGTGAAAGCCCCCTCCATCCAGTCGCCGTATTTGTCGATGAACTGCTGGTGTTTGCGCTGGAATGCACCCCGGCTGTAGTCGGATCGCTTGCCGACTTCCTTGGCGTACTTTTCGGCGAAGGCGTCGCGCAGGGCTACGCGCTGGCCGCCGTACTCCGGCTTATGGAGCATGTCCTTGAACACGGCCGCGTCTGTCTTGTTGCCCGGCTGCACCAGGCGATCGAAGACGAACTCATCGTTGATCACGTACTTGCCAGCCTTCTGCTGGGTGATCTTGCCGATCAAGCTGCGTTCCAGCTCGTCCTGCATCTGGCGGTACTGGTCGTCGATTACCGCCTTGGCGGCAGCGAAGTCGTCAGGGAACGCGGCCCGCATGTCTTCGTCCAGCGAGGACAGCGCCCGCTTAAACACTGCTGAGTCAGCGTTCGTAACCTGGCCTTGATCAATCTCGCGGATCTTGGCTTTCAGGCTCTTGAGCGTGGCAATGGCCTCATCGCCGCTCATGTTCTTGATCGTAACCTTTCGGTCCCCTTGCGACATACGCTGTAATGACTCCGCACTGAACCGTGACGAGACGCCATCGTTCTGTGTGCGAAGCCCAGGGCCTTTCCCTTGCGCTGCCTGGCGTTGGGTATTGCGAAGAAGCTCGTTGGCCCCACTGATCGTTCCTGACTCCTGGCTTGTCAGTTTGCTGAGCTTCGCTTCCGAGCGTGCGGATTCCATTGTGCGCCGCAGGTTGGCCGGCTGCACCTCTACGTCGGGGGTGGAGAGGTCGTCGTATAGCGACTGCGCCTCGGCCTTCCGCCGGTCTCGCTCGACCTGTAGCACGTTATCCCGAATATCCTGGCCCAGTGCCTGGCGGTTGACCGTGGCGTTCTCGGGCAGTGGCTGGCGGAGTGAATCGACTTGCGAAGCCGCTCCCTCGGTGCGCTGCCGGGCCAGGTCCACCAGTCGATTGCCACGGCTCTGCTGGGCCACCACACGCCGGTCGGCGCGGCCCGTGACCTCGTTGGCGATGTCTCGTGACAACGAGGCCTTGCTGATCGCCTGGGGCGCCACGTCCGATGCCCCCTCCATGCCTTGTTGGAGGGCGGAATAACCTTCCTGACGCTGCTGGCGTAGCGGGCGGGCGGTCATCGGTCCATCGGCAAGCAGACGGCTCTGGTCGGCCAGCAAGTCGGCATCGCCGGACAGGTCGGCCAGAGTAGGCTTGTACTGGGAATTAGCCCACAGTGCTTCGGCCTCCTGAGGAGACAAGGCCCGTGGATCGTAGCCTTGCGCGGCCAACTTCTGGTCGAGCTGAGCGAGCACCTGCGCAGCGGCATCGTTGCCTTCCTGTTCCGCCAATCGACGGTTCAGGGCGACGGTTTCCTGCAATCCCTGCTGGATCTGGGCGCGGGTGTTCGGGTCTTGCAGCAGCGTGGCCACCTCACGCTCCGGCGTTTCACCAGTCAGACGGACTTTACCTTGGCGGGCTACGCGGCCAACAAGGCGTCCGGCCGGGGCCAGCAAACCTGTCAAGGCCCCGATTTCAGCAGCGGAGCCGATCATCTGCCCCTCGCTGACGCCCTCGTTGGTGTCGTATGCCCACTGGCCGATCTTCTGACGCAAGTATTCACCGGCACCGGCCCCCAAGGCCTCTCCGCCAATGGTGCCAGCCGCCAAGGAGAGCGGCCCGCCCAGTGAACCGGCGGCCCCGCCGGCCGCTGCCCCTGCAATACTCCCGGCCACGACAGGCACATCGCCGGCAAAATCAGCAAAGTCGCGGCCCGTGATGCCCGCCTCATCCACCAAGGTCCACTGGCCGGTTTCCGGGTTCTGGTATTCCAGTTCCTGGCTCACCGGGCCTGTACGCACCGGAACGTCCGTGCCGTAGGAGTCAGCGAGCAGTTTGGCCACGTTGCGCTCGTTGATACGCGGATCGCCGCCAAACAACCCCCGGCCCGCCGAAGTACTGGCCCCGAAACGCACTCGAGCCGGTGCCCCGGTGGATACGTCCACGCCAGTTCGCCCTGCCAGTTCTTCGCGTGTGACAGGCTTTTCCTCGCCCTTGGCTTCTGCCGTGAATGTACCGGCCTCGGTGCCAAGGATGCCTGCCCCGCCGCGTTGCAGTGGGTTGGCCACCTTCTGTTCGCCGGATTGGATAGCCTGGGCCATCTGCTCCTCGGCGGAAACGGGCTCCGGCTGTGCCTGGCTCCAATCCCGCTCCCACGGTTTCGGCTGCGCGGCGGCTTCCGGCTGGCTCCAATCACGTTCCCAAGGCTTCATTGCGCACGCTCCCAGTTGCTTGCATCGTTCGGGTCACCGCCCATGAAGCGGTAGCCGTCGACCACGGTGCCTTGCTGCGGGCCACCTGTCGCCCGTGCCGCCGGGTCGCCCTGCCCTCGTCCGCTGCCGTTGAACCGTAGCAGGCCCTCGGGCACCTCGACCCCGGCGGCAGTACGGGACTGGACCGCGTTGTTGTAGAACTGCGGGATGCGCTCGCGGGCCTCGTTGATGAACCCGGCGATGGAGCGGGCCGAGCCGGATTCCAGTGGGCGCAGTTGCACGCGAAGATCGAAGTCCGACATGCGCGGGTCGTTCGGGTTCTTGAGGCGGTAGTTCATGATGGCCACGTCGGACAGCAGCGCCTGGAGCGTCTTGGCATCCGAGGCGTTCTGCGTAATCCCCGACGTAATCCGGTCCAGATATTGCGCGTCTTGCTGGTCGATGAGACCCGTCAGATCGGAAATACCCGTGACCGCGCCACGCACCTGATCGGTGATGTTGGTGATCGCCGCCGGCAAGCCCACGATCTTGTCGCCGCTGGTTTCGATAATGCCGAGCGCCTGGCCCATCGCATCGTCCAGGTTGAGCGCCGCGTTGTAGAGCCCCTGCAGGTCGCCCACGGCCTTGCCGCGCTGGGATTCGGTCATCGCTGTGACACCGGCATCCGTTTGCGGCTGGCTGGCGTAGTAGGCTTCCACGTCACGCTGCTGGAGAGGCGTCAACCGGCTCATGTCGCCACCGGCGTCCTCAAGCGCACGCAAGGCCTTGTCGGCGCGTGTCGCAGCCACTTGGCCGACGCTGCGGCTGCTGGTCATGTCATAGACCTGCTGCGCCCGGCCAACCTGATTGCGGAGCACGCCCAGTGTCTGCTCGAGCTGATCGCGTCGCGGCGAGCCCTCCGGCAACTGCGCGGCCTGCTGTTGGATGTTGCGAGCGAGGCCAGTGAGCCGGGTGATTTCCTCGGCGTTGGCCACCTCGGCCTGGCCTGGCGAATACACGTCGGTGGAGCGCCCGCCGGTCAAGTCCAGGTTCGTCTGGAAGGCGGTGTTTTGGAGGCGCTGGCCCTGTGCGTTCGCCCTAGATGCGGCGGCGCTGGCACGCGAGGCTTCGGTCTGAGCGCGTGTCTGATCCAGCAGCAACGGGTTGCGCTGCTCGTTGAAGTCGAACTCCTGGCTGTCCAGGCGAATACCAGACTTGTCTCGGGCAAGCTGCGAGAGCGTGCGCTTCTGGTCCAGGTCGAACTCCTGTGCCCAGCGTTGCGCCTCCATCTCAGCCTCGCGCTGTGCAGCCGCCATCTCGGCCAGCCCCTGCTGCTTGGCCACATAGGCGCCGGTCAGGCTCTTGATGCCGCTTGCCCACGGGTTTTCGTACTGTCGCGTTGCCATGCTGCCTCCTTAGCGCCGCTGGGCCAGCAACGGCTGTAGATACTGACTGCCTGAACTCTGGAGCCACGAGGCCAGTGATGGCGTGGCCTGGGTAGCCGCCGTAGCGGCGTTGCCGAGCGCCCCGGAATATGCGGTCGGGTTTCCCGCCAATGCCCCGGCACCGCCGAAGGCGCCATACGCCCCTGCTGCCGTCGACGCGGCCCCGAGGATCTGGCCAAGGCTGCTCCATCCGCTACCGGCATTCTGAGCATCGTCCAGCTCGGCGCGGAAGATGCTTTGATTGCCTCTTGCGAAGTCGTTGATCTGGTTCAGATTCGTGGCATTGCGGTTCAGGGCGATGTCATTCTCGAACCCAGCGAGTCCGTAGCCCTGCAATGCGCTGAGCGATCGCGCGTTGCGCATCGCCTCGGCCAGTGACTTGGCCTTGGCCTTCTCGCCGGATTCGCGGATCACCGCGGGGGTGTCATCGGACAGCGCGTCGGTCGGCGAGAACTGTTCGCCGCCCTCCTCGATGGCTTCGACGGCACGGGCTTCCTCCTGCCCGGCCAGCTCCTGCATCTGCTCCTCGACGTTATCGCGCTGGAACCGCTCCTGGACGTTCTCGTTCAGGGCGTCGGCTTCCATCTGCAACTGGCGCTGCCGGGCCAACTGGGCCTGGTTCGCCTGGCGGCGAGCGGCCTGCTGGGCATCTGCAGCCCGGTTGTTGGCGTAGGCGCTGCCGGCGGCAAGCGCAAGTGCAGCAATAAGTGGAAAGGCCATTGGTTACCCCCTGATCTTCGAAGTGCCCGACTGCCCCGGCAGCCCGCCACCGGATGCGCTGGACACGTTGTTATTGCCGAAGCCGGCGCCCTGTGCCCGCAATTGCAGGCCGTACACGTCGGCGAACTGGTTGAACACGTCGCCCAGCGCGTCGTACTGCGGGGTCTGCGACTTGAGGCTGTTGTAGGCGTTGGATGCCAGGTTGGCCGCGTCAGTCGGGGCCATGCCCGCCTGTGCCTGGCTAATCAACGATTGGCGCTGCTGCTCCACGCTCGAGCGGTAGTCGTTGACGGCGTTCGTCGCCCGGCTGTTCAACTGTGTCTGCTGGTTGTTGTACTCCTCCAGCAGGTCGGACAGACGGCGCTGCCCGGCGGAGGATTCCGTGGCCCCGCGTCGTGCCAGGTCGTACATCACGTCCGTGCGAGCGTCGGTGTACTGGTTTTCGAGCTGCGGCTGGTAGTAGCTCATGAAGTCCTGGCGGTACTGATCAAACAGGCTATTGCCGGTGTCGACCTTCTGGAAGTTGCCGGTGTTGTTGAGTGCTTGCTGGTACAGATTCTGGTAGCCGGTCAGGCTCGTACCGGCCTGGTCAATCTGGCCGCTGGTCAATCCAAGTTCCTGCAATGCCCGGCGCCCTGCACTGTTGAGCGTCTCGCCGGTGATGGTGCGCGTGCGTGTTTCCTGCCCCTTGCCGTCGGCTCGGCCCATCGGGATGTAGGTGTATTCCTGCTCCCGGCTCCAGGCATCCACGTTACCGTCCAGCGCTGCCTTTACGGCCTGGTTGTAGGCGTCCTGGCTCATTCCAGCAATGGGGTTGACCGCCTGGTACTCGATGCCGTTGAACTGGTCGAAGATGCGGTTAATCCGCTCGGTGGACTGGCGAACCTTGCGCTGCCGCTCTTCCTCCTGGCGACGGATCTCGTCAGAACCGTCATCACCGCCCCCGCCGCCAAGGAACATGAGAGTATCCAGCCACGCCGGGCGTTCCTTTTTGGGCTCACCTTCGGAGGCGTCGCCTGTCACAAGTGCAGGTGCGCCCCCGGAGAAGAAATATTCGGCCCCGAGCAGTAGAAGCGCCGTGGCCCCGATAGTCTGAACGATCACTTCAACCGGCATGGCCGATCTCCTTTCTCACTACGTTGAACTGTTTCTGCATTCCCCAGCGGGAAAACAGCCGGGCCTGCGGATCGCGGCACCACGCCTCAAGCGCGTCACAGCCCACTTTTCGGGCGAAGGCCTCAACCTCGTTTTCCCATTCGGGATAGGCCTCGTCGAATCCGTGGCCAGCGAGCAGGACAATCCGCATGATCTTCCGCCCAGGATGCACGACAAACTCGAAGATACAGGCTAATTCATCGGTTTTGTCTTGCGTTTCATACACCAATAAGTGCATTTTACGCGCTTTCAGCCAACCGTACACATCCTCTATCGAGAAGTCGTCGAAGCTGTCTCGGAAGGCCTTGGCGACGATTGGCTCGACACCCGGCCACCTGGCGTCCACGTCCGTCACGAGGTTCCAGCTCATCGTGATTGCCCCTTGGCGAAGTAGAAGGTCATTTGCAGTAGCCGGCTCCGGCCCGCCTGCTCGTTTTCCAGTCGGATGGCAAGGTGCGTGGTGCGGTGCTGCGTATGGAATCCGGGGCCGTTGTAGGTCACACCGGACAGGCGACCTGCATAGGATTCCGTGGCCTCGTTGGATGGATCAGGCTTGAGCGTGACGCTCCACTCGCCATCGGCAGCGATCGACAAGCCATTGATCATCTTCCAGGCCCCCTCGTCCGAGAAGCCCATGTAGGGTGTCTCGACGACCACCTTGGCCGCGTCGTACTGCTGCCCGCTGCGCCCGCCGTACAGGTAGATCGTGTTGCCGCTGCGCACATACACGCGATTGTCGAAGACCGTCATGGCCGTGATCACGAAGCCGGGCTTGTAGGTGCTCCACGCCTGCACGTCGGCCGCCGGATACCAGCTATAGACGTACACCGTGTCGCCGAGTGCCAGCATGAAGCGCCCCGTGGTCGGCTCGATCAGCGCACACGCCCGCTCGATGTCGTAGCGCGGCAGGCCCAGCATCACCTGGCGCAGCAGGTCGTCGATCGGCGAGCCCACGTCGGTGCTGTAGGCCGCGTTGGACGAATCCTTGGCCCGCAGCGAGCGCACCCCGCTACCGGACAGGTAGAACACGTCCAGGTCGCCGTAAGGCACGACGGCGTTGGGACTCAGGGTGCCGGTATAGTCGAGCGTCTGGCGCAGCGTGTCGTTCTGCGGGTCAACGTCGACGAAGTAAATCTGTGAGCTGTTGCGGGCGAAGATCGCCAGGCTGTCCTGATACCGGCCCACCGCGTACAGGTTCGAGTTGCCCCCGATGTTGTCGGCGACATTCTTGGCGTCCGAACCGATCACCGGCGGGCTGGCTGTGTCGTCATCCTCGAACGCGCTCGGGTCGTTCAGTGCCGACGTGTAGAGGATGGAGTCGTTGACCGCGTGCACCTTGTTCTTGAACACGGTGCATGAATGCCCCTGCTGGTTCGGGATGTGCAGCGCCGATGCCGTGTCGAGAATACCCCCGTCCCGGCTGACCTGGACCTCGTACACCGCGTCGTAGGTATCTACCGGCAAGGCGCTGACCGTGACCTCGGTGATCTGCGGCTGGGCAGCCACGGCATCCTCGCCACCCGCGAAAGGCGTCATATCCACGCCACTGGATGCGTTTGTCGGTGCCCCCCGGGGGCCGACAAGGTAATCAACTGGCGTGCCGTTGATCGCACTACCGATGGCTGTCGGGCGGATCTTCACGATGTCCAGATAGGTGGAGGCTTCATAGCCACTGGTCGCCGTGTTGGCGTTGATCGCGTCGGTGACGGCTACCGCCGTGAAGTTCGGGTTGTCCTGGCACCAGATGGCAGCCGTGGCGTAGGTCGTGCCGCTGTCGTCGGTGAGCGTCTTGTCCTGCACCAGTAGCTGCGTGCTGTTGACGCTGAGCCCGTGAACGTAACCCTCAAGGGTGCCGAGGATTCGGAACTCCGCTTCGGCCTGGGCGCCGCCATAGGCACTCGCGGCCTGCTGGGTCACGGCAGACGACAGCACCCCGGTCAGGGTGTCGCCGGTGCTCGAGCGCACGCGCAGGGAAACGTCGAAGGCGTCCGTGGACTCCAGGCTCACGACGTTGCTGGCCGTGCTGACCGTGATGTCATCCAGCTTGAAGTCGTCGGCGAGTGCCGTGGCCACCTGGGCCGTTGTGCGGGGAGTGCCGGTGGACGTGAAGGAGATGCCGGTACACTGGGCGCCGTCGTACCAGTAGCGCACGATGCCGTCGTCATAGGCCGCGATGACAAAGGGCTTGCCGTCGAACAGCACCGCTTGCTTCACCTCGGTCATGTTGATCCCGGTGCCGGGGTTGAGGCGATGATAGGTGACGTTCTTGGCAGTGACGGACGCTGCCAGGTCTGCCGAGCCGAACACGTAGATGGTTTCCCCGCCACCCAGCAGGCCGTGGGTGCCCGCCGGCAGGTCGGCGTACTGCGCGTAGGCCTTGCGCTTTTCCAGTTCGCCACCGGCAGTGATATGGGCGTTTTCCAACCGGATCAGCGTTCCGGGGGCGGACGTGAACCGGCTCTTGCGCCGGTCCAGGCCGTACTTGAAGCCTTCGATCAGGAGTTGGCTCATGACTGCCCCCGGATCGCGATGACCTTGGTGTTGCCGTAGGCCGGGCGCTCGGTGCTGCGGCCGCTCATGGTCAGGCGCTTGCGGGTCTGGAGCTTTTTCTTGACCACGTCCTCGCGCTGCTGGGCCATGTTGGACTTCTGCTGTGCCCGGTTGGGGTCGTCGCGTAGCAGCAGCTCGGACGCGGCGTATAGCACCACCATCTGATCGTCGATGTCGCAGACATCCGACTCACTGATCAGCTTGTTGGGGTTCTTCGTGCCGACGATGCGCAGGGTCACGCCGTCGAGCGCCGCCGTGGGCCAGATTTCGAACTGATCTTCGCCCTGCCAATCCCAGCGGTACGGGTAGTCCTGGCGGTCGCCTTCCTCGTAGCTGTTGTACTGCCCGGGGCCGATGCCCTGCTCCAGTCGAATCCAGGTGCCATTCTCGTCGACCCAGAATTCCAGTTCCTGCTCGCCGTCAATCTCGGCGGGCCAGTCGTAGTAGCGCTGGCCGGCTGCCGTGGCGATGTCCCGCTCTATGCGCTTGAACGGCCAGGCCCAGCCGTCATATAAGTTTTCATAATGCCGGCGCAGGTACTGGTGGTAGACGAAATTCATGTCGGCGTTGGCGGCGTAGTCAGGAGAGGCGCCGATTTCCGCCTTCAACATCACCGTCAACTGTTCCAGCGTGGTTCCTCGGGCCATTGTCTGACTCCTGATACAAAAATGCCGCCCTTTCAGACGGCATTATAACGCGCTCACCGGCCGATTACTTGCCTTCGGCCTTCTCGTTGACCTTGGTGCTGGCGGTTTCCTTGAAGCCTTTCAGCGAGGTCGGCACGTTGGGGTTCTGGGGCGAACCAAACAGGCTGGAAATGGCAGCGCGGCCCGCGTCGGTGCGGCCGTACTTGCGCACGATGCGGCCGTACTCGTCGTCCTGCCGGCGGTTGTCGCTACGCACCAGTTGCAGGTCGACAACGCCGTCTTCGCCGTGCAGTTCCTTGAGGACCATCACCTCGGGCGCGGTCAAGTCCTTACGGACGACTTCGGTGCCCAGTTCGCCGCGAGGACGGATCTTGCCGGAAAATACTTGCATCGTTGGGTTCCTTCTACGAAAAGAGGCGGCCCCCGAAGGGGCCAGCCTGGCTTACACCGTGGTCGTTGCGATCTCGTACACGCCATGGCAGTTGAGCTGGTTGACAACGACGTTGCCGGTCCAGGTGACTGCCTTGTAGATCATGTAACGATCGTGCGGACGCGCCGGGTTGTGAGTCTTCATGTCCTCACCCTGCATGACGTAGGGGAAGATGTGGCGCGGGTCCATCAGGTACAGACGCTTGTCGAGCGACAGGTCGTCCAGGGTCGGGTCGTAGTCGATGGTCACGCCCTTGAGACGGGGGTTGGCCATGCCGATGTCGATGCCGCCCTGGTTCTGCCAGCCGTTCTGGGTGTAGTACCCGGCCTTGCGCAGCTCGGCTTCCAGGTAGTCCAGGAAGGTGGAGCCGGCCAGACCCAGCGTCGGGCGACCACCGTAACGACGAAGCTGGCGAATCTCCGACTGCAGGAAGTTCGCGATCTTGTTGTCGTTGTTGGTGGCCACGTTCAGCTTGTCGCTGGCTGTGGTGGTCGCAATGTGCGAACGGTTGCGCCACCAGGCGTTGGCCGCGCGGTCGATGCCACCCAACGAGCCGGTGGACGGGTCATCGACGATCAGGCCGGTGACGCCCATCGGGCCCTTGGCATCAGCGGTGCCGTCGCCCCAGAAGTACTCGTTCATGTCGCGGGCCATGCCCTCGGACATGTCTTCGAGCTTGTCTTCCATGAGGTTGTTGAGCTGGTACTTCTCCGCGTCGGAGGCACGCGAAACGGACTGGCCGTTGGTGTCGACGACGTGGATACCGTTCTTTTTCAGCTCGGTCATGGAGATTTCCAGGCCGCCGCTCAGTTCGGCCCACGAGAACGCCCAACGCTTGAGGTTGGTCGGGTTCTTGAACGTCACCTGGTCATTGTGGGTGTAGCCCGCAAAGTAGGTGTCGTAGTTGCCCTTCACGCTCCCGGAGATGTTCTCCTTGGCGCCACCGAACGTCTTCTGGGCCGACTTCATGGCCTTGAGAAGGGGCTTGTCCTGGATGGTCTGGGACATCGCGGGGCCCTTGAGATACAGGTCGAGCGTGGCGACCGCGATGTTGTCGAGTTCTGCCTGTGTGAAAGCCATATGCTACTCCGATCAGGAAGTGTGCTGGTTGATGATGTCCATCACGGACTGAGGCTTGGCTTTCGCAGTAGCGCCCGGCGAGGTGCTGCGGATCTGCTTCACAGGCTTTTTCTTCGGTCGCAGAGCGGCGAAACGCTGCTCCACTTCCTGCTTGGCCTTTTCAGCGAGGTCCAACACTTCCTGCTGGGACTTCAACGGCTGGCCTTCGGCCATACGCTGCTGCATCAAGACGGCAAAGCGGTCGAAGATCGGACCCTGCTTGACCTCGTAGTCGGGGTCGCCCTTCTTCCAATTCGCCTCCAGTGCCTCGAGTCCTTGTGTCGCTTCCTGCATCACCTGATCCTGCTGGCCTTGCTGCTCCTGTTCGGAGCGTTGCTTCTGGCTGGCCTGATCACGGCTCTGCTGGAACTCCTGTTGCGCCCGATACCGCGCAAGTTCTTGCGCACGTTCCTGGGTCATGTAGCCGCTATCGACCTCCTGCTGCAGGTCATCCGGGAGGATGTGCCCGTTCAGGCTGGCCGCTCGCGAATACACGGGAGTCAGCTTCTCGAACGCGGCCTGGGGGTCCGACTTCATCAGTCGGGCGATTTCCAGCGCGTCCATGACTTCCTGCTGATCCAGGCCGGAGAAAAGTTCCTGGACTTCGCTCTTGAAGCCGTTCAGCTCCTGTTCCCGTTGCTCAGCGAGTCCCTTGAACTCGTTCTTCTGAGCGATGACTTCCTGGAACCTCGGGTGCTTGTGGAACGGAAGGTCTTTGTCCTGCTCCTCCTGTTCCTCCTCGGTGGTTTCCTCCTCGTCTTCCGACTCAGATTCCTCCGAGGCTTCGGCAGCGGGTGGTTCTGCCCCTTCGTCGCCTTCGCGGCTGGTCATCTGGTTGATGATGTCCATCGCGTTGAACGACTCGTCACCCTCTGGAGTCGGCGACACTCCTGATGCGTCAGCCTGTTCGGCTTCGGCGGTAGCGCCTTCGTACTGCTCATGATCGACGGCTGGCGATTCCGTCTGGCCCTCAAACTGGTCCATTACGCCTTTCTCCTGTATCTACAACAATTCATAGTGTATTGCAAATAATACATCAAAGCTACTGAGAAGCGCCACTCGGGAACATCTGGTCCTGTCCGCCACGGGTGTTCGTGGTGTCAGGGTTGTTCCGGGCGCCCTGGCCACCCTGGGCCTTGGGGTCGCTCGAGCCTTCGGCCGCTGCCCCGCCGCCCGCGTTGGCCGAGGCGTTGAGCATCTGTAGCGACGGTGCGCCGGGCAACATGGCCTCGTCCGGGTCCAGGGTGTCGTCGAGACGCTTGATGGCCTCGCGTACCAGGAACTCCGGCGAAATGTTGGGCAGCATCTGCAGGAACGGGGCCAGCATCTGGAAGTTCTGCATCTCGGCGGCCTTGTTCGGGCGGCCGGAGGAGCCTGCCTTGACCTCCAGGTAGATTTCCTTGAGGACTTCTTCCTGGGTCATCTGTGGCCACACGGCGCCGGGGCCAACGATTTCCTTGACGGTCTGCTCGTCCATCTCCATCAGCATGACCTTGCCGGCATCGCGGCACATCTCGGTCAGGAAGTCGTCGAGGTCGTCGATGGCCGACTGCATGGAGCTGGTCCGCGATGCCTCGGCGATGGAGGCTTCCGTGGCCGTAGCCCCGGCCATGCCGCCGAATTGGCTCTCCTGTGCCCCGACAGCCCGCAACACGTCGGTAAAGACGTCGTTGGTCTGGTAGACGTTGGGGTCGATCGGCGCGGTCTGGATCTCGCGGATGAGCGTTGACGGGTCGGTGCCGGGGGGCAGCCCCTGGAACTTGATGACCTCGTGCGGCTGGCGAGTGCGTAGCTTGTCCTCGTCTTCCTCGGTGATCGGCTGCGAAGTGGCATACATCGGCTGCTTGGCGATGCGATGCTCGCGCAGCGCGTCACGGGCGCGGTTGTACTCCTGCTGCATCGGCCACAAGAGGTCAACGTCGGAGGGCGGGAACAGGCCATCCTCGCAACTGCGCTCGTGATCCGCTTCCAGGTCGTTGAACGTGAGCGCGTAGACCGTGAAGAACCGCTCCAGGGTGATCGGCGGCTCGGCGGGCTCCTGCAGGAAGTCCTTGTACCCGTCGCAGACGTAGTAGAACAGCCCGGATACCTTGTCCTGCACCTCCCACACACAAGCGCGGGTTTCCTCGGTGTCCGATTGTGTGTCGCCCTGCTCCTTGCCGTCCGCCATGTAGCCGGTGAACTGGTTCAGGTCGACGCCGAACGTCTCTTGAACCTGATCCTTGGTCATCAGGAACTCATGGGCGATGAAGTCGGCGCCGTCCCAGTCGGTGATGGAGGCACACTTCGGGTCGGGGATGATCGCCGTGGAGCTGGGATAGTCCCACACGATGCCTTCGCGAGTGATGACCTGCTCCTTTTCCTGCAGGGTCTGCAGGGCCAGGCGCAGCTTCTCGGCCTCGGCGCTGGTTTCGTCAAAGCCTTCGTCGTCCTCGGAATACTGCTCGAGCATCCGCTGCAGGCGGGCCAGTTCGTCGCCGTAGTCGGACAGCTTGCGCTCGATGCCCGGCATGGGCTCCATCTCGCGCTGGTAGCCGAGCTTGGAGTAGCCGACGCCGGTGGTGATCGCCCGGCGCACGAGACGCTTGAGGGATTTCTTCATGGGCGGCACCTGCTCGTCCATGAAGTAGCCGTACAGCCGCTCGAGCGTCTCGGCGATGTTGTCCACCATGTCCTTCTGTTGCTGTCCGGCCTGGATGGACTGGAGCAACTGCATGGCCATCGGGTCGCCCTGCATCGTGCCTTGCAAGGCCATCATCGCGGCCTGGCTGCTGCCATCCCAGGTGGTCTGCACCATGCGCCGGCGACGCTTGGCCACGACCTTCGGGTTCTTGGCGTACAGCGCGGCGGTGCGCTGCTGGACGTGACGCTGCAGGATGTTCGTGATGTAGCGGTCGTCCTTGGCCCAGTCCTCGTCGGCGCCGTTGCGCACGCGCTTGATGTTGCGCTCCATGCGCTTGAAGGCTTTCTCGTGGTGCTGCTTGGCCGAGCGCACCTTCTGGCACCACTCCTTGACCAGTGCCTGGCGGCTTTCGTCAACCTCCGGCTCGCCGTCAGTCTGTTGCTGCAATTCGTCGATCATGGTCACATCCCGCGTCGAGCTTTCCGAAGACGTTCACGCCGTTCCTGCTCGCGTGAACTCCGCTTGATCCAGTCCAGGGTGATGACGTTGCGCGGCTGTTCCGCCTGCTCTGTCTGCTCCCTAGTATAATTTGTCTGACGTGTCAGCATCATACCAAAACCGGATAGGGCATCGACAGCATCGTCGTCGTTATCCTTGCCGGAGCCGGTGAACTTGAGGATCTGGTTCTTGAGATCGCCGAATTTCTCGTGGTCACGCGGGAAGCGCACCATCCCCGACGCCATCATCCCGCGAATGCCTCGTGCCCTAGCCGCTTTGTTGGCTGTGGCCGGGTACGTCTCGAAGTAGGTGTACTGGCGCATCTCTTTTTTCTGGCGCTCGAGGAATGGCGTAATCGTCTTGGTGATCGGCCCGGACTCCCACCACACCGTCACTGGCTGGTAGCGAGCGCATTCGGTCAGGATGTAGTCAACGGCATCGTCGGAAGCGAGGTGCTCCCACCAGATGTCGAGGATCCAAAGCACCCCGGCCCTGTCCATCCCGGCGGTAATGAACACCGAGGAGTCGTTGTCGCGCTCGGGCGACGCGGACAGGTCACAACTACCGTAAATGGTCAGATCCTGCAGGGAGGGGCGTTCATGGTTGCCGTAGGTCTGGATGTGCTCCTCCTTGAAGAACACCCCGCCAGGTGGCCTGGGCTGGCCCTGGTACAGCGCGTAGTAGACGCGCTCATCCTGCATTTTCATTTCCAAGGCATCATCCGGGAACCATTCAGGCCACAGCACCTCGCCCGGTTTCCTGCCGAGAGGATCTTTCTTTATGTCAACGCCGTCGCCAGCCACATCCGGGATTTCGAGAACTTCAAAGCCCTTGGCGATGGCTTCCTTGTAGTATTTGTTGGTCGGGTCGATGAGCCGGCCGATCAGGTCGTCTTCATGCCACCTCGTAAAAACCAAAATCACACGCCCGTTCTTCATCAAGCGGGTCTTTGCTGTTGACGTGTACCAGTTGTACGTCGTGTCCCTGTACCTGGCGGACTCCGCTTCCTCCCAGTTCTTGTAGATGTCCTCGATGATGAGCAAATTGGCGCCACGGCCCGTCAATGAGCCGCCCACGCCGCTGATCGCAAGCTGGCCGCCCTTGGTGTTACGCATGATGCCGGCAGACTTCTTGTCTGCTGCCAACTCGAACTCGGGGAAAACCTCCCGGTAGCGCTCAGACTTGAGTATCGGCAGCACCTTGGAGCCAATCTCGTCCACGGCAAAGTCGTAGTTATAGCCAGCGGCAATAATCTGCGACCTAAGCTGCTTTCCGAGGAACCAGGCCGAGAACATGCGCGACACCATCTCAGACTTCCCGGCACGCGGGCGAATCGTGATGATCAGGCGCTTGCAATCGCCCCGCTCCACCGCCTCAAGCTTCTCGGCGATAAGGCGGTGGTGAGCGGAAACCTCAAAGCTGGTTTTAGCTGGGTTGTCTGGGTCTTCATGGTCCGGGAACATGTACTGAATGAAGGTCAGGAAATCGTCTCTGGCCTTGGCGACAACTTGGCTTTTCTTGAGCACGTTGAGCTGGCTTTGCAGCTCCTCAATGCTCATTTCCCGGCCCATTTCCGGCACCCAGACTTTGCCGTTGCGCACTTCCACGTTGGCCGGCGCAGGACTGTCTGGCGTTTCAGACACTACAGGCGCAGCTTCGGCCTCCCGCTGACGTTTGGTCTTCTGGTACTGCCGGGTACTCTTGGCCTTGCGAGCCTCGGGGTCGAGGATCGGAGCCTTGAGCGAGTCGAACAGGGCCTCGTCACCGTAGCTCTTGCGCCGTTGCTCGCCCTTGGGCTTGCACAGGGACGCCTTCTGCTTCTCGGTCAGCGGCTTCTTGCGCTTGGCCTTGACATCCATGTCATCCGGGATCAGGTCGGTGAAGCGATTGCCCGCCATTACGCCCCCTTCTTCTGCGCCACGTTGGCCGCGCCGTACACACCAAGGATCATGCCCTGGGCCGACAGCCATTCGGTGCCGCTCATGTGGCCGGTGAACAGCGCCCCGCAGGCGACGCCGGAAGCGAGCACCGCCAGGACGAACTTGCGGGAGAAGAAGCGGGCGAGCATGGCGTTACTCCTTAAGAAGGCCGGCGATGCGCATGGCGGCCATCAACTCGTTTACCTTCGCCGAGAGGTCGGCAAAGTTGTCGTTGATCGGGGCGGCCTGGTTGGCCGTGCTGGTGTCCCCCACAGCCGCCAGTGACCCGTCCACAGCACCGCCTGTGCTGTCGGCCACGTCCTCCACGGGCTCAATTTGCGCTACGTCGCCTGGGAGTGGGTCGCCACCCACCAGATCGAACTGGACGTAATACTCGCCGGCCGGCAGTGGGTACGGAGCAGTCGCCGGCCATGTGACGGTCGCCGCGCTGGCCCCGAACGTTACGGCCAGCCCCGTAAATTGCCTGGCGTATACTTGGAGCATCGCTGTGGAACTGCTACTAAAGTCCCCTTGGCTTTGCCCCTGGTAGGGGACGGTGAACGTACCGCCGGCCGCTGTGGAGGCCGTGGTCGTGGTTTTGAGTGTTGCAAAGCTCATACGGTCTATCTCCAGTGGTTTAGGCGGTTACACCGCCGTTGCTTTCAAAGTGACCAACCAACGAGCCCAGTTCTACCTCACGCTGGCCGTAGCCGGCGCCGGGCAGGCTGGCCCATATGTTCGCGCACTTGGCGATGGCTTCCTCGATGCGTCCTTCGACGACATCCGAATACGCCCCCTGCTCCCTGATCTGCTGAATCGCGTAGCGGTCCTGGCTGTCCGGGCCAAAATCAGGGAGCTTGAGTTGCTGCTTGTACGGCTTCCACCAGCGATAGAGGATCTGGTAGCGGCCGGCCGCCGTGCTGGCGAGCGTCGGCGACAACTGGACGCGGATGTTCGGGTGGTCGCGGTAGTCGTAAAACAGCTCGCCCCCGACCAACACGTCATAGCCATCGTTCACGCCGTACCGATCGGTGCCCTCGGCATGACTGATCATGTCGAGGAACGCCTTTAACTGGTCCGCCTCGTGATAGGACGCGACTTCGTCAACCCAGGCCATCTCACTTGCCTCCCCGGATGCGATACACGATCGCTTCCACGATGTTGTCGATCGCCGGCGGGCCGACACGGCCAAGGCCCACGGCCACGGCGACACTTGACCACTTGCCTAGCTCGAAATACTCGGCCGTACCCACTGCGATGAAGACCATCGCGATCAAGCCGACGCCATCCACCAGTAGCCGCTTCGTCCAGAAACCATCGCGCTTGCCGCTTTGCACCTGGTCGATGATGCGGGCCAAGGCGCCAATGGCGACGGCCCCGGCGGTAGACAGGAACATCATGATCATCTGGCGCCATGTGTCCGGGTCGCTTTTCCAGGGCATATGCCGCCTCCGGTTGTTGCGTGGTTTCCTGGCCATGAATCCTCCGGGTTGGAGAGCGGCCCCTGCGTAATACGTTATGTATTGTTGATAATACACCAAGGATGGTGTAAGGGCATAGAAGAAAGCCCGCCGAAGCGGGCCGGTTGCGGGAATTACCTTACGGCGCCACCCGCACCATGTTTATTTCAGAATACCCCGAGGTCGGAGACAGCGATATGCCCGTGTCTTGATATAACTGCACCTCTACCGTGTCTCCTTTTGCTAGTTTTATTGCGCGCGTCGCCTGGGCCGTTAGAGCGCCAGTAAATGTCACGGATTCTGTCCGACCTATGGAAGCACCTCCGTTTATACTAAACCCTAAAATGGCCCTTTTCCCCGCTGGGATGCTGGCGTCTTTGGCAAGAATCCTGGCATTGATGTGGTAAAGGCACTCTTCTTTCGCGGTGATAATCCCGCTAGATGCAAGAAGCACCGAGCCATCATCACTATCTCCTGTGACCTGCAAGGTTGTGAAGACAGCATTTGGAATAGATTGAGTGCTGAGAAGATCCCTGCTAACAGGAGTGTCTATATCATAGCTAGGCTCGGCCAGTATGCGCCCGCCCTCGCACAAGCGCGGGGATTCAAGGCGCAAATCACCTGCCGTCAGTGTGTCGATCCTAAGATATAGGCGTATCTCCACAGCGTTGCTTGGTGCATACCCGCTGACGAAATAACGCTTGTTTGCGCTAACGCTCGCTGCATCGGTCTCTACGCTAAAATAGGGAATTATATTTCCAGCACTATCTATGTAGTGCATCCCTAGCGTAGATTCGAATACGCCGCCATTTAAAGGGATAAGCTCTGCTGAAAACGTGTAAGGTGCCTCAGGCTTGACATCCCTTTGAAGGATAACGGTTTGCCCAGTGCCGGTTGTGCTTGCTGTGATAGTAAGGTAGTCATCCCCAGGGGTTAAGGTTAGAGAGCTGCTCCAACCTGTAACCGGCAGACGATAAGCAGTGTCAGCTTGATGTTTAGTTGCGTAGGCGCCCCAGACTTCGCGTGGCGGAACTACTTGGGCGCCTTCTAATGACACGGTGTGGTCGAGCAGCGCTATCAACGACGCTCTGTAATCTGCGTTTGTAGAAACATTGTGCCCATAAAAACAAAGATCGCTGTCTTCGGCGACTGCGATATTAGCAGCAGTTAGTAGAGAATTAGTGTCCGACGTATCTACATTAAATCTGCCAAGCTTATAGCGGTTACTATCAGG